ACCTGGTGGTTTCTTTTCTCCTTTATTTTCATTGAGAGTTGTCCAACGGATACTCTCAAAAAACACCGAAAAATCGACATTGTCGAGTTTATCTGCGTTGATGTCTAGCCGCCAGCTACCAGCTGGTGGAAATGACGTCCTCAAGAGGAGCTTGGCTCGATTTAAGGTAATCGTTACAACACCTTATAGGTGTAGTGACGTCTTTCTCGGAGAGGTTCGAAGAGCCACCGAGAATATATGCCAGAGGATAAAGTCCTATGGCGGTCGTGCAACAGGGGGACATATCTCCCTAAGCACGTCAGCTTCCTATGACTACAAAGTAGATCAGGGAGGCAGAGGGAGTGATATTCTCGAGAATGCACTCCCTATCCTACTTCACTGTCCGCCGGACGATGAAGAGGTGAAACTAGACCATTGTACTTTGTACTGTCCGAAAGGACAACCGCGATGGCGGTATTGGTGTAGAGAACGGCCTTTAACTACATGGTTGAAGGGCGAAAAGTATCTTGATCGTTATGACGAAGAAGATTACTTAAGTATGGGGGTGACACCTGAGTCTCATCCACATATGTTCTATCCGAGGACAATAGACCTCGGAGAAGAATTACCCCACTCCTATCTCAGTGAGAAAGGGGTGGTTAGACAGGGATTTGATTACGCTCTTGGCGATCAGATCTACTGTGCAGCATTAGTCACGGCTAGAAGCCATCGACTTAATGCTTATCCTATGCGATTGGCCAGCATTGCTGAGCCAGGTTGCAAGGTAAGAATCGTGACTATCACAGAATGGTACGTCTCGGTTCTACAGCAGGGGCCTGCTCATTTGACCAGGCACCTACTTTCTAGTTTACCTAACTGTGTTAGTAGTTTAACTAGATCGAATCAGGCATGGGCATCGCTCTACCTGTCCGAGAACAAGGACTACCCAGAAGGTAGTACTTTATTGTGTTCTGACCTCAAAGAGGCAACAGACCACTTTCCATTCCAGATAGTAAAAGCCATCTGGGATGTTGTCGACCAGGAATTTAAAATTCCCGGTCTTACACTCGCGTCGAACATTTTATGTTCGCCCCGAGTTTTTGAGCTCGATGACGATGTCATCGTGACTCAAAGAGGGTCGATGATGGGAGAACCACTCACAAAATCGACTCTAACATTCCATCAGCTAGTAGCTGAGGAAATAGCATGGATGCGTACAATGTACTCCATCCATGGAGGGACGTGCAACTGGCGCACGTTCCACGTTGGCGGGGACGATGTCCTCGCCATCGGACCAGAGGATTATCTCAATGAGATATCCGAGGTTTTTGTCGAGATGGGATCAGAAGTCTCACCTGACAAACACGGCATACACCACGTTGTAGGTAGGTATACCGAAAAACTCCTAGAAACTAAAAAGTTAACAAGGAGGTTCAGAGTCATGGATATTATCAATGACTATGAAAACCATCCATGGATAGAATCCGTGAAGGTTAGATTACTATCTCCGACTAGTAAGTCGACTGAGGTAGTAAATGATCGAAACGTTGCCATTGGCAAAGCTAGATCTTTAGGTAAGGAGCTACGCTACTTACCTGAATCAGTATTACCTGGTAAAACCAGGAATCTGATAAGAGACCGATTCGTTCAACGAATGGGTCCCTTACTGCCACCACGCACTACAAGTACGTATTGGCATTTACTTCTCCCGGCCACTTTTGGTGGCCTGGATTTGTATACTGACCACGATCTCCCTGAGATGGTGGTCAGACTTCCTAGTGTAAGCAAATGGCTTATACAGGAATATCTTAATAAATCCCTCCCTGAGGGAGCATTAAGAGACTTCAAGTGTCTCCCTCGCAATGCGAGCTTTAGGGGCTATACCCTTAAGGATTCACTTGAAACAAGACTCCCATCTATCCTTGATAGCATGGGATTCTATCTTATGTTCCGGAGCTCTAGCTTCCGAGAACTTAAGAAAACTTACGACCTCATGGGACTCCCAGAGACCGTAATAGCTTCAAAACTCAACCAGAAAGGTTGGTTTATGAAGGAGGACGTAGAATCTTTGATTCTGCGCCCAGTCCTCTTCAGTGAGATACTCACGGGAGAGGCTAAGTCTAATCCGTACAACACGGAGAGACTTCAGAGTCGATTTGGCTCCTTATGGGAGAAATACGACTTCGAGCCCTCAGTTGAGTTCACTGAATACCAGCTGAGGACTGCGATAAAACTACGAGTCGATGACAAGTGGTTTTATCTGAATCGCCAGGTTCCGACATTATCGGATAACGGCGAATATGTCATGAAGACCACACTAGAGGAACTTCAGGACATTGTCCCTACCATGAAGTTATGCTTCACGCAGGGAATAACCCAAAGATATCCTAAGGTCGAGTACGACCCATGGGAGTTCGATGGGTAAAGAGGCAGCTACA